ACAAAATAGCGTAGACAAACTTAATAGTTTAATGCACTATACTTGTTATTTAGAGAAACAGAATTATGATTTTTATGATAAGTTTACAAAGCAGTTGCAGAAGATTCAAATGCTTGAAAATCACATAGATAACTTACAAAATAAAATCAATGTTGATAAAAAATTAAAAGAATTTTAAACAATATGTATAATTTTGAATACAATATGAACCACTACTATACATCAGATGATGAACGAGTAGCAAAGAGCGTCATAGATAGAAGGATACACGAAGCAAAGGCAAACGCTCTAAGTGAACAATTTTGGGAGTATGGATATAATTTTTGTAGCGACTGCCTAAAATCTAATGGAGTAATATTAGATTGCTCTCATACTATTTCAGTAGACGAAGCTCAAAAGACAAGACGAACGGAACTGGCTTGGGATGTAGATAATATTAAAGTAAGGTGTCGTGAATGCCACAAAAAACACGACAATTTATGAATATAATAAACTTTAGTGGTGGCAGAACTTCTGCATATATGACCAAGAGATTAATAGATGAGGGTTTAACTGATTATATTGTTACGTTTCAAAACACTGGTAAAGAAATGCCTGAAACATTAGATTTTATTAATGAGTGTGATAAACGATGGAATCTTAATATAGTTTGGCTTGAATATAGATATGGAAATAATTTTGAGATAGTAGATTATGAAACAGCTTCTCGTAATGGTAGACCATTTGATGAGTTGATTGCTTATAAAAAAGGATTTTTACCTAATACTATGATGAGATTTTGTACTGACCAACTAAAAATACAAACATCTAAACGTTGGCTTAAAAGTATAGGACTAAAACAATGGACCATTTACAATGGAATAAGATATGATGAACCAAGAAGATGGAGTAAAAATAAAAACTATTTACCAAATTATATAGATTTAGAAATGCCTATGGTTTCTTGGAAAACTACAAAGCAAGATGTTATAGAATGGTGGGATAAACAAGATTTTAAATTAAATTTAAATGAGCCTTATGGAAATTGTGATGGTTGCTTTTTAAAAGGAAAAGGCAAGTTAGCTATAATAGCAAAAGAAAAACCAGAGCTTTTAGATTGGTGGATTAATCACGAAGAGAGTTTGCAAAATAAAGGTGGTACTTTTAAAAAAGAAATAACTTATAAGCAGCTTAAAGAAAGAAGTCAAGCACAACAAGGATTATTCGATGGTGACCCATCATTTGAATGTTTTTGTAATATAGATTAATTATGAAAGGATTATATCAAGTTACTGCAATGAGAGCAAAGAAAGTAATTAGCGAAGAGGTCTATGGTAATATAGCTGAGAAAGATGTGCTATTTAATAGATTAATGAGCCGTCATAAAATACCACACGCAAGAAGACACGAATGGAAATTACAAGGCATAAAATTAAACAAAGAGATATGACAAAAAAAGAACAAATGGCACACTTTGGTTATATGACTGGAGAGATGCGAAAAACATTATTCAGCAAAGGAGATGACTACGCTAACGAAGATAGGTTGTCCAATTTTAAATTAGCTGGGTCTATTGCTGGAGGAGATGCAAGAACTAATTGTTTAAACTTAATCGCTACTAAAGTCGCAAGATTAGGAGTTTTAATCAATACAGATAAAGAACCAAACAACGAAAGCATAGAAGATAGCGTTTTAGATTTAGCAAATTATGCTGTACTTTTGTCAATGATAATAAACGAAAATAAATAATTATGAACAAACAAGAAAAAACTTTTGCAGACGGATTTATGTTTAAGATGAATCCAAATTCACCAGAATGGGTAGTAGGCAGTATGAGCTTAAAAGCAGACGATGCTATTGCCTTTATTCAAAAACACCAAGACAAAGGCTGGGTTAACTTAAAAGTAAATGTAGGTAAAAGTGGAAAGCCATATGTTGAGCTTGACACTTGGAAGCCAGAAGCTAAGAAGGAAATGGCTACCTCAGAGGAAAGTCTACCCTTTTGAAATTAGAACAAATATATTTTGATGATAGCATACGAGATTATGCTCTAAAGCTAACTGGTAACAAGGTAGAAGCAGAGGAGCTAATCTCTATTGCTTTTGAAATATGTTTGTCTAAACCACCACTTGAAAACTTAAAGGGGTATTTTGCTATGGTTATGCGTAACCAATATCTAAAAAAATGCAAAAAGCAAGACCCTTACTTTGATAACGAAAACTCAGAGCATCAAGAAGTTGAGGAAGTCCTCAACAGAATGAATCACTATTATGCTAATATTCTAAGAGCCATAAGTAATGGCGAGACCTTAACGCAAATACATAAAGGTGCGTCAATCGGTTATAGAACGCTAAGAGATGACTACATAAAAGCCAAAAAACAATTTAAGATTATGTATGAGAATAAGATTAAGATAGCAGTAATTATCCGAAACATAAACGGAGTTAGCTATCATAGATTATTAATGCCGTTTGCAAAGATGAAACGAGATTACGGTATAGAAATAGTAGTTCTTTTAAATAAGGACGATGAGTTTTTTAATAACCTTGAGGGGGTTACTCACGTTGTTTACAATAGGAATATCTCTGGGCTTATGCAGCCAGAGGAAACTTATTTAAAACTAAAGGCTAAGGGTATTAAAGTGATTTGCGATGTAGACGATTATTGGGAGCTAAACAAAAAGCATCCTATGAGCTACTATTATGAAAAGACTAATCTTACAAAATGCGTAATTAAAAACTTAAAACTTGCTGATTTGATATGGACAACTACTCCGATACTTGCAGATAAGATAAGACCATACAATAAAAACATAGTTATAATTAAGAATGCTTTAGACCCTTTAGAAAAGCAATACGCTTACGAGGACTTAACCTTAGACTTTGATACTTTCTTTTATTCTGGTGGTAGTACACACTTGAGAGATTTAAAGTTATTAGGTAGTGCTTTTGATAATGAAACTTTTTTTGCTAAAACTCCTAAGCTGCCAAAACGTATGAAAGGAATTAAGGTACAGATTAGTGATATACAAGAATACGCTAAGGATTATCAAGATTGTGGAATTTGCGTTATACCTCTACAAGAAAATACTTTTAATAGCTGTAAATCTGAGCTTAAAATGATTGAGGCTGGACACTTTGCTAAGCCAGTAATGGTATCGGCAATAGACCCTTATACATTACTTGCAACAAATAAAAATAGCTTAAAGGTATATAATAATGATTGGGCTTCTGCAATTAAAAAGATTAAAGGTAATCATACAATGCAAGTAGATTTAGGCTTAAAGCTCAAAGAAGATGTTGCAATTAAGCACGATTTAGCAAAAGAAAACGAAAAAAGGTTACAATCATTATGAGTGAAGAGTTAGAAAAAAGAGTAAGAGCAATCTATAATATGAAAGGAGGCAGATTAGACCCTAAATTTTATAAGGAGTTTATAGATATATGCCAAGACAATTTTAGATACAGACCAGATGTTAGCTGTGGTAAGTGCATCTACAAGCACGTTGTTAAATTATATGATAAATTTTTCAAATGAAATTAAAAGATATTAAAAGCAATCCAAACAATCCTCGCATAATAAAAGACGAGAGATTTGAGAAGTTAAAAAAATCTATAAAAGAATTTCCTAAAATGATGGCTTTGCGTCCTATGGTTATAAATCAGGATAATATAGTCTTAGGAGGTAATATGCGTTTAAAGGCATTAAAAGAGTTAGGATATACTGAGCTACCAAATGAATGGGTAAAAAGAGCTGAGGATTTAACAGACGAAGAAGCAAGAAGATTTATTATTGCTGATAATGTAGGCTTTGGAGAACACGATTGGGAGATATTAGCTAATCAGTGGGATAGTATAAAGCTTAGGGATTGGGGATTAGAGGGCTTTCCTTTTGAAATAGAAACAAAAGAACAAGAAATTAAAGAAGATAAGCAGATTGAAATTTGTGATAAATGTGGTAGACAGATATGAACAAAACCGAACAACATAAAAAAGCAATGCTTGAAGCCTTAGAGCAGTCTCTTGGTATAGTAACTTCTGCTTGTAAAAAAGTAGGAATAGGTAGAACTACTCATTATGAATGGCTAAAGACAGACGAAGATTATAAAAAAGCGGTAAATAGTATTGAAGATATAGCTTTAGATTTTGCAGAATCTCAGTTACATTTACAAATACAAGAAGGAAGTACTACAAGCACGATATTTTATCTAAAGACTAAAGGCAAAAAACGAGGCTACGTTGAGCGTCAAGAGATACAGCAAGAGACTACCTACAAGAGTTTAGATATTAACATAATAGATACTGGCGTACCTTTAGCCTCAAATGAAAAAGATATAGTTGATTAGTACCTCTGCTTTATATCGTCAAAACTTTGTATCTAATGCAGATATAGTAGTTAACCAGGGTGGTACATCCTCTGGTAAGACATATGCTATTTTGCAAGTATTATTTGCTAAGGCTATCTCAGAGACTTGTATTATTACTGTAGTGGGTCAAGATATACCTAATTTAAAGGTAGGAGCTTTAAGAGATGCGATAGATATACATAATGGAGATGAGGCTATAAAACAACAAGTAACATTCTACAATAGGAGTGATAGAGTATTTAGTTTTCGTAATGGCTCTATAATTGAGTTTAATAGTTATGATAATGACCAAGATGCAAAATCTGGTAAGAGGGATTATTTATTTGTTAACGAGGCAAATGGTATACCCTACAATATATTTGAGCAATTAAGCCTTAGAACTCGTAAGCAAGTCTATATTGATTATAACCCAGATACAAGTTTTTGGGTACACGATAAGGTAATAACCTTACCAAATGCTGAGCTAATAATATCAGACCATAGACATAATCCTTTCCTAAGCGATAAGATTAGAGAGAAGATAGAAGCCCTAAAAAGCAAAGATTTAGACCTATGGAAAGTATATGCCAGAGGGATTACTGGTCGCATAGAGGGACTTATTTTCAAAAAATGGTATATATTAAATGAGGGGTTTAATGACAAGAAGCTAATAGGCTACGGAATTGACTTTGGTTTTACGAATGACCCAACAAGTTTAATAGAGGTAAGAATGCAAGACGGAGAGCTATATGTTAAAGAGTTAATTTATGAAACTGGATTGACTAATAAAGATATAGGGGATAGGATGTTAGGATTAGGAGTTAGTAAAGGCAGTTTAATAGTAGCAGATTCAGCAGAGCCTAAAAGTATAGAGGAGCTTAGACGCTACGGATGGACAATAGACGGAGTAAAAAAGGGTAAGGATAGTGTGATGTTTGGAATCAATCTTTTGAAAGGTTATGCAATTAACGTACATTCGTCGAGTAAGCATTTGATAAAAGAGTTAGAACAATATAAATGGAAAGTAAATAAAAATGGAGATAGTCTTAACGTACCTATTGATGAGTACAATCACGCAATAGATGCTTTGAGGTATTTAATAATGCATAAATTTAGTAAGAAAGGATATGGACAATACACAGTCGTATAAAATAACGGTAGGACAATATCAAGAGTTAAACTCAATAGATGAAAGTTTGTCTTTAGTTGAGCAGAATATTTATGCTGTTGCAGCTATTAAGGATATAACATACGAGGAAGCCTCAAAGATTAAAATGTCTGAGTTTAAAAAGATAGTAGATGACTTAAATGCGTTTAATGTAAAGCTATTAGAAAAGCTAAGAATTAAGAATAAAATATTTTTAAATGGTACTGAATATTACTTAGAGCATAAGCCAGATAAGCTAACAAGTGGGCAGCTTTTAGATGTTATAAATATTAGGAGTAACCATCAAGGTGAAGCAGTTAAAGTAATGCACTTGCTTTTAGCAGCTATGAGTAGACCTAAAAGAGGGGAATACGGAGACGATAAATTAAATTTAGACGAAAGGGCTAAGTTAATTAAAAAAGTAGATTTACCAGATGTTTGGAATGTGTTTGTTTTTTTTTGGAATCTTTGGAACGATTACTTGAACGATACAGAGGACTCTTTGAGCAAGTGGATGGGGGAGACGCTAGAGATGACAAAGAAGATTTTGGACAAAGATGGGGACTCTTTAGTATAATATCAGCTATGGCAGATTTACACAACATAAGTATTAACGAGTCTACTAAATTAGGAGCTATTGAGTTTCTAAATTGGTGGGCTTATATGGTAGAGAAACAAGACTATGAGAAAAATTCAAGATAAATTATTTGACAGCCTTTTAGATTATTGGCAAAAGGTCGTAGATGAACTAGAAAAAAATCTATATATAGCTAATAAGGTAGCAAGTGGCAAGACTGTACAAAGTATAGGTGAATTAAATCAGCAACCAGTAACTATTACTGCAAGTGGATTTAAAGTACAGATATCAATGCCATCATATTATCAATTTATTGATGAGGGTGTAAGTGGAGCTAAATACAATACTAGTATAAGTAGGTTTAAATATACTAACAAAATGCCTCCTATATCAGCTATTAGAAAGTTTATGCTTAATAGAGGTATAAGTAAATTTTCAGACATAAAATCAAAAAGGGGATATTCTGGCACAAATACAAAATCTGGTAAGCGTAGAGATGCTGAGGATATAAGAAAGTCAATAGCTTTTGTTATAGCAAGAAGCATATATAATTATGGTTTAGAAAAAACAGACTTTTATAGTAAGGCAATAAATGACCAAACTATATTAGATTTAGAAGCTGAATTATTAGACGAGTTTAGAAAGTATGTTTTGAATGTAGCTCTTGAGGATTAAAAAAAAGTTTTGTATTCTAATATTTTGTATTAACTTTGTACACATAATAATAAACACAATAACAAAATGACAAAACACATAGCAAATCAAATAGACATTATAACCCATAAAGGCGGTTATACATTACAAAATTTAAAATCTTTAGTTGATGTACTGGAAGATATTAGGAGTACAGAAAGTATTGAAAAAGAATTTAAAGAAGCGTTTGAATGGATTGAACAAACAAAAGGTGCAATACATCCAAATAATTATGAAATATTTAATTATATAACATCTACAAAGAAATATCATTACGTTAATAATTATGATGGTAATCGTATTTATTAAAAAAACTAAGTACTCGAGTTAACGTATGAAAAAGTGGAAGCCCCACAAGTAATACGTTTAGAAAGCCCTCAGAAATGGGGGTTTTTTTATTACCATAAATTTATCTGTCTATTTTAGTATATATAAATAGATGGCACTTACAATTCAAGACCAACCAACAACAGCTATTCCAGAACCGAGCTTTGCTCCAATAGAATACTTAGTCAGTAGCACAAGCTCCACACAAAGCGGATTCAAAGTAATAGCAAGTTTATTTACAGACCCTACTGGTACAAATACAAAGATTGCTACTTTGCAGCTTAATACTATTCCCTCAGCTACTCAAGTTGTAACAGATATTCAAAATATTATACAATCGTTTGTAACGAGCGATTATTCTGTTTTAGCTGGAGATACTACTGATATATCTCAAAGTGCCTTAAAAGACTTTAAAATAGCATTCCAAGAGTATTATAGTGGTGCGTTACAAGGTAGTGCTGTAAGTGGAAACACTTTTGATAGCTGGAACTCGTCACCTAAATATATTGAGTGGGCAGATTTATCTGGTGGTACTAAAGACTATCAGAATTGGAGCATAGAAGATGCTTCTGCCGAAACAAACAAAGAGTTTTTAAATGGCTTTGAACAACAAGCTGAATGGTTTAATTTAGGTAAGTCTAATAATTTCCTAAAAGTAAGGTCTACACAAAAATATCAAGCGTCTTGGATTATGCGACAGAATCTAAGCGATACCTATAAAATATATTTGCTAACTATGGATAATACGTTTGGCACAATATTACAAACTACAATGACTGCTGCAAATACTGCTGGTTTATATACGCTTGATGTGGGTGCTTCACAGGTTGCTTCACATAGCTGGGGTACAACACCAGTAATGACTAATGTTAAATATTATGCTCTTAGAATCTTAAACTTTACAGAGGACGTCTGGGCTACAAAAACAATAATGTTTGAAATAGACGATTGCGAGAATACCTATACTGACTTTGAATTACATTATTTAAATCGTAAGGGTGGATATGATAGCTTTACTTTTAGTGGTAAGTCTAACCAAACTACAAATATTACAAAGAACTTTGCTAAATACAATACTCGCACAATAGGAGCAAGTAGCATAACTCATAATACCTACGCACAGCGTAAGAGAGCATTTCATACATCTTTAAAAGACAATTACATATTAAATAGTAGATTACTAAAGGACTTTGAAGTTGAGGGCTTAGAAGACTTGTTTTCGTCTTCAGAGGTTTACTGGAAATATGACACTAATTTTGTTTCTGTTAATGTAACTGGTAGCACATTTGAACACGCTAAAAGCGAAAATGGTCAAGTGTATTCTATGGAAGTTAGTATGGAGATTGACAATAGCGATAAGCGACAATGGTAATTGAACACATAATAGCTGGTAATTCTATTCCACACAATGAAGGTGCTGTACCTTTGACTAAAGAAGCGTATGATGTTAACGACCCTCAGAAGCGTTTAACAGACTTTAGCAAGACAATAACAATACCAGAAAATAAAACCGTAAATCAAATCTTTGAACACGCCTTTGATGTTAATATTAATCTTCAGACATTTAACCCTAATCTAAAAACTAGCTACCAAATAATTCAAGACGGAATAACTGCAATAGATGGTTACTGCCAGTTAAAATCTATTAAAAATGTAGATGGATTAATAAACTACGAAATACAAGCTACTGGTAAGATTGGAGATTTATTCGAAAAGATACGAGGCAAGTATTTAGAAGATTTAGATTTGTCGAGTTTAAACCATACTTGGAATAGAACTAAAATACAAAATAGTTGGACGGCTACAATAGGGCAAGGATATGTGTATCCTATGATTGACTTAGGTGGCAGAACAAGTTATGGTAATTGGGCATTAGAAGATTTTAAACCATCAATTTATGTTAAGCAATATATTGATACAATACTTACAGAGGCTGGATTTACATACGATAGTACATTTTTTAATAGTGATTTATTCAAACGACTTATTATACCCTATGGTAGTGGTAAAATCCTACTTGATAATGCAGCTATATTATGTAAGGAGTTTAATGTAAAAAGGAATACTGCTCAAACTATACAATGTCAAAACACTAATAGCATATCTAATTTAGAAAATAGCCTTGTTTTATTTGATGAAGATAATAGCTTGTCTGGTTATCAAAAAAGAGTTGTTGCTGATGGTGGTGTCGTAGAAAGTTTAGCTTGTGCAGAAGCAGTGTTTAATTTTACAGAAGATTATTACAATACTTGTACAGATGAGTTTAATACTTTGACTGGTAAATATGTTGCTACTGAGCCAAATAAAATGTCTTTTCAAGGTCTTTTAAATTTAAATCTACTATACACAGAAACAAGCACAAACGAAACAAACGAATTAAACTACTTTTCGCAACCAAGCTCAGACATACTTACAGATAGTTTTAGAGGTTATTTAAATGCTTATATTGTAGAGGAGTTAAGTGGAGTTTACACGATTGTAGACTCTATGAAATTTGACATTAGTCCAGAATTAACATCCAATCCTTTAAGTAGTGTGCCTATCGCAATAATAATAGGGGACTTACCTTTTCAGACTGGGCAAATAGATGTACAAGCTGGTGGTGAATACTTCTTGGCATTTGGTGGATTAGAATTATATGCTACAAGATTGCATTCTGCTGCTGGTATTAATATTAGAATACCAATAACAAGAACTAATAGTGCAGATTTTAAAGTATTATTACAAGCTGATTCTACTTTTGCAAGTACATTGCTAGAAACAGAAATAGGAATAGGAGATACTATACAAACAAAATTAGTTATTCCTAAGAAAATTAAGCAAACAGATTTTTTAAGCAGTATAATTAAAAGATTTAATTTATATATAGAATATGATGCTATTGATGCAAATAAACTGCTAATAGAAACTAGGGATGGATTCTTAACAGACGAACGAGTTAATTTAGATAGCAAGGTAGATAGGTCAAAAGATTATAGAATTATTCCTATGGGTGCATTAAACTCTAATAGGTTTGTATTTAAAGACCAATTAGATAAAGACTACCACAACGATGCGTATAATAAAGTTAATGACGAGGTTTATGGTCAGCTAATTTTAAACGTAGAGAATGATTTTATAGATGCTGATAAGGAGATTACTACAATATTTTCACCTACTCCATTGGAGAGCATTTCAAATGTAGGTAGGATTATATCTTCAATGAGATTTGTTAATGAACAAAATCAGCAAGTTGATGCAACTGCTAAAATAAGGTTATTGTATTGGGGTGGATTATTAGACCCTAAAGATGTTTGGAGTTTTGCTGGTCAATTAAGTTTTACCTACCCTTACGCTGGGCATTTAGATAATCCATATAACCCTACTTTTGATTTAAACTGGTTTGTACCTAAACAACTATATTATGACTTCAGTTATGGAAATAAATTTACTTTGTCTTATAGCAACAATAATTGTTTTAATATATATTGGAAACAATATATAGAAGAAATCACAGACAAGAATAGTAAAATACTAGAATGCAACTTGTCTTTAAGACCATACGACTATCAAGAATTAAACTTTAGAAAGAATTACTACATAGATGGCAGCTACTGGAGATTGCTTAAAGTAGAGGATTTTGATGCAATGTCTGAGGATACAACTAAATGTATGTTTTTAAGTGTAGAGCCTAAAGATGTATTTGTACCAGAGGTTAAAAAAATTAACGGAGGTATAGATGACTTTGTAGACGATACGCCAGTACCAATCGGAGATATGCTTGTAAGCCCTAACGGAAATAGTGGTACTGGTTTAGATACTTTACAATTTGGAGATAGTGTTAAAGGTGGAACTCGTTCTATTGTGGCTTCAAGTAATGTCAAGCAGAGTCTTAACTCTAAAAATTCGCTAATAGTAGGTAGTGATAACACTAGCATTATGGCAGATAATTTATCTTTAATTAATAGCCCTCTGGTAGTAAGCAATAGACCAGACGAAACCTATATTAATGGATTATTTGCAGAAAAGCTAAAAACTATTGTCTTGCCTTATGATGTGCTAATTAATTTAGAAACAGAAACACAAACTTTGCCATCTTTACCAAATGACGAATTTTACGAAGTGACAAGAGGATATGTAAGGTTAGTTGGTACTGCACCAACTGGAGGAACGCATAAAATAGATATAGTTACAGATGACGCATCAGAACATTTATTAGCAGAGATACCAAGTGCATTCTTTGGTACAGATAATAATACAGACCTTATTGATGTAGCTGCACATAATACAACTCCTATTCATTTTGGTAGTGGGCTTAAAATAACAACCAATACAAATATGACGTTTGAACCAGATACGTCATTAATAATAAACTTAGTGTACAGAATAATAAAATTATAATATGCCAGATAAAAGAGTAGCATTAGACTTAATAATCAATCTTCAAAAAGGAGATATGACAATAGAGGAGCTTAACGAGCAGTTAGAGGAGGCTAAAAAGTTATTAGATGATATGGGAGATGATGGCAGCGATGAATTTAAAGCGTTGAGTCAAGCTGCATCTGATACAGAAAAGCAAATAGAGGATATGAACGGCGAGTTGAAAAAGACCAAAAAAGGTTTTGAAGATACAGCCGACGCACAGAAAGAAGCTGGTAAAATGAGTAAAGTATTCTCTAAAGGTCTTAAAGCCGTTGGAGTTGGTCTTAAAGCATTAGGAATAGGAATTGTAGTTGGTGCTATTAAGCTATTTTATGATGCAATCTCCAAAAATCAAAAGATAATGGACGTACTTAGTACGGCACTAGGTACTATTGGCGTATTATTTGAAAAACTTTTTGGAGTTGTATTTGATACTTTTGAAGCTGTATCCAAAGCAAGTAATGGCTTTAGTGGATTAACTGCTGTTATGAAAGGTTTGTTAACTATTGCTGTAACTCCTTTAAAACTTGCATTTGATGCCATTGTATTAACTATTAAACAAGCACAGTTAGCTTTTGAGCAATCTTTTTTTGGTGGTAAAGACCAAGAAAAAATAAAACAACTCACAAAGGATGTTAAGGAAACCCAAGAGTCAATCAAAAAGACAGCAGATGAAGCAGTTGAAGCTGGTAAAAGCGTTGTCGATAATATGGGCAAAGCTGTATCTGAGGTAGGTAGCGTTGTCGGCGGAGTCGTAGAGGGTGTTCAAGAGATTAGCGTTAAAGGTGCTTTTGAGATAGCTAAGGCAAATACGGAACTTAAAAACTCAGCAGCCATTGCAGCAGCACAACAAGGATTATTAGTTGAGAAATTTGACATACAAGCAGAAAGACAAAGGCAGATAAGAGACGAAGAACGTAATAGCCTTACAGAACGTAAGAAAGCGAATGATGAGTTAGGTAAAATATTAGACGAGCAAGAGAAGGCAATGATTGCTCAAGCTGATTTGCAAGTAGCAGCAGCACAACAAGCAGTAGCAGCTAATAAAAATACTGAAACACAAACTGCACTTATAGAGGCGTTAGCTAATAAGCAAGGAGTTTTAGCGCAAGTAGAGGGCTTTAGGTCTGAGCAGAAGGTTAATGACTTAGCTTTAGACAGAGAGCGTATGGAAATGGATAAGGCTCTCTCAGAATCCGAAGCAGAATTAGCCTATCAAAGAGAGCTATTTGACGCACAACAAATACAGGATAAATTAGAACAAGCTGAAGCAATAAGAGATATAGAGTTAGAGCGTCAAGAGCAAGAGCAAGAAAGATTACAGCAAATAGTAGATAATGCTAATGCAGAAACACAAGCTAAGGTAGATGCTCAAATAGCTTTAGATACTTTTATGGAGGAAAGTAGACAAAAGAATATAGAGGCAAATGCAGCAGTAGCACAAGCTGCCTTAGAAGAGTCTGAAAAGGTTAAAAATAAAAGAATAGCAGACGAAAAAGAAGCACAAGAAAAAAGACAAGAACTTGCACAAATAAGTTTTACTGCTTTGTCTACTATTGCAAATCTATTAGCTTCTGGAGATGAAAAGCAACAAAGAAAAGCATTTCAGTTAAACAAAGCTATTAGCATAGGACAAGCTATTATGTCAACCGCTCAAGGTATAACAGCTCAACTAGCAGTACCGCAAGATGCTTTAACTGGTGCTAACTTTGTTAAGGCTGGGATAGTTGCTGCTACTGGTGCAGCACAAATAGCTACAATAGCCAAAACTCAGTTTAAAAGTCCATCTGCAACTAAGCCAAATGCTCCATCTACTCCAGCTCTTGGTGGTGGACTTGCTGGGATACAGCCTAGAGGATTTACTAGCCCACTTGTAGATACAGATGTACCGACCACAAAAGTTATAGTAACTGAAACAGATATTAGAAATGTGTCTAGAAACGAAGACGGAGTTTACAGCAGAGCAACAGTAGTTCAATAGATTTCCTCTTTTTACAAGTTTAGGTATATATAAGTAGATGGATTTACCTTTTATAGAATTTAAGTTAACTGACGAAGTCGAAGGGCTTCAAGCGATAGCTTTAGTAGATACACCAGCAATAGGATTAAACTACCAAGCATTTGCTCCACATAAATTTGAGGTAATA